TTCTTCAACTGCTCTTAATCGTAAGTCTTCATCTCTTTCCATCAGAGGTACTGTGGCACACATAGTCCTACAGAACTCTAGCACACCATAGTAGTCATCATCGTCTAGTGGGTTGTCTTCTGAACTCATTATAGATATGTAAACTTCTCCTGTCCACTTAAAGTGTTTATCTATCTGTGGTCTTATATTGACTACAAAGTCTTCATCTCTCATCTTATTCTTAACTGTCAACTAGGTCTCCTTAATTTAGAACCTGCAAATTTTATAAACTCAGGGTGTTTATTCTTACCCTTTTCCTTTAACCAATCTTCAGGTATTATTCTGTCATGGTATTTGAATCCATATCTAGTACACCATTGACCATAAGAAGACTTAGAAACTTTACTTAGTTTGCTTCTACTATTAGTAAATACAAAACGTATGTCTAAGTTAGGATGTTGTTGTTTTATTAGTATGTGTTTCTTTCTATCTGCTGTTACAAATCTACCCTTTGTCTCTATTATAATACCATTACTAAGTATAAAATCAGGAGTGTATTTGCGATAGGTTAGGTCTTCCCACTCTATCTTAATAGTCTCGTAACCATATTTATGTTTTAATTCAGTAAGGTAGAGTGAGATAGAATGTTCTAGCCCACTCCTGTACCCATACTTTAGTGCTTCTTTTCTTACTTTAGGGATAGCCATTTAAGCTTCCTTTAGACTTATATACTGAACCATCTTAGGCTCTTTTGCCTTAGACATCTGTGCAGGTAGCTCTATTAAGTTCTCCCAACAAGTAGTTCTATAAGAACAGAATGTGCAGTTCTTATTTAGTATTATGTTGCCTGTCTCTTTTCCTCTAAATGTTTCAGGTTCAGGCTCAAAGCAACGTACCAACTCTTCTGCTTCAGCTTTCTTTATACTCTCTCTTATTCTATTAAGCTCGTAGTCCATCTCAATTCTAGCAGGTACATACTTAAAGTGTCCATTGGCTTTGTTTAACACCCACCAACCACCTGCTTTTTTACCTGCAGCTTTTGCATACCCTGCAAGTTGTCCTACATAACCAAAGCTATCTCCTGCATGTAGAGATTCGTATGAATCAAACTTATACTTGTATGACCAATCAGATGCAGACTTAATATCGTCTACTGCATCATTTATAGCCAAGTCGTATGAACCTGATATAGTATGGTTCTCATCAAGCTCAAGCTTCACAGTGTCTGTGTCCTCAAACTTAACATTAGATTCCCTTAGTACTGCCTTAAATACTGCTTCAACTATATCCCCAATCATCATGTTCATTACAAAGGTAGTAGGTTTAGGTAACGCAGTCTCAGGTTTATTCTTCTCAAACCATAGTTGGCATGAGGGTCTACCTATATTAGACATACGTAACCTAAACTTTTCTTCTCTCTTCGTGTTGAACTGACGATTCAAAGCATCCTTAATATCAGTAGCCACTTGCTCAATATTATCTTGGCTCATAGCTGACTTACCACTTGTGGCATTTTGCAGATACTGATGAATCATCATTTCAGCAGGGTGGTTCATTATACGTCAGCCACATCTACATCAATAAAGTCATTGACTGTGTCTTTGTCTGACTGACTGACAGGTTTCTTAGCTTTCATATCCCACTCGTTGAATATATAACTATTATAATTATCTATCCATGACATGAAGTTAATGAACGTATTTTGGTCATCATCATTCACAGTAACACTATTCTGTAAATCTAGAGAGTAGTTAGGTAAGTAAAACTTAGCACCACTAGGTAATGCTCTTTCCTCACTAGTAAGCTCTATGTGATGTTGAACAGGAAGTCTCTTAGTCTGAGAGAACTTAGTAAAGGGTTCTCCCATAGTCTTGAAGGCATCACGATTGTCTATCTCCCATATAAAAGGAGTAACGTCTAGTGAAACCTTATCGCCCTTCTCATCAACTGCATTAGGCATGTCAATAAGACCAAAGATAACTCTTACTCTCTTTATTTGCTTGATTACTTCTTGTGTAGCAACAGGCAATCCCTTGAAGTCTTTGATGTAACCTGATGGTTTACCACAATTAAAACCACCCTGATTGTCTTTCAAATCATTGTTAAGATTATCTGCCATGAGTGTCTTATGATAAGTACCCATTGGCTCGCCTGATTTAGCAGACATATTCTTAACAAACCTTTTGTACATAAACCTCTGTATGAATGGTCTGATTTGAACTTTTGGTGCATATAAAACAGGCATATCAGGTCTCTCTAACTTAAAAGAGCCACCCTTAACTACTACTGCTTCAATGGATTCTCCACCAACCTTCTTAACTCCCATGATATTATTATGGTGGAGTCTAAATCTAGGCAATGGGTTAGCTTTACTTGTATCTGCTGACCCTGTATCACCTGCTATACCCATAGCTTTCGCCATCTCAGCATAGTTGTCCGTGTCTATTGTCGTAATTTCATTGCTCATACTATTACCTTTCCTATAAGTTTTACAGTTATATCATATAACGTCTTTTGTGTCAAGCCAATTATCACCTATTTTTGATTCTAATAATAATGGCACATTGAATTTAATATTAAACTCAGTCTCAATCAATCTAATCATAGAACTATTGACTATCTTAATAACATGTATCACCTTTTGTATCTCATCAGGATGTACATCAATCACTATGGAATCATGTACACTATTAACTATACAAGACTTCAATATACTTAGCTCATTCTCTATCTGTATAAGTATCAATGGTACTATATCAGCAGTAGCAAAGGACTGAACAGGGTAGTTCTTTATCTGAGTAAAGTGTGACACCTTACCAAATGCATTTCTTCTTACATCAGGGAATACAAACTGTCTGCCTGATGGTGTAGTTATCTTACCTGTACTTATAACTTCTTTAGCCAATCTGCCATGCCATGACTTGATTCCTTGGTACTTTTCTGTGAAGTGTGTGTAGTACTCAGCTTCTGCTTTTGTTCTTCCAAAGCCTGTTGCTCCATAGAGAGGTGCGAATGTGTGTGCTTTCGCATCCTGCCTAGAAGTCGGTTGACCTGCATCTGTAATAACTTTAGACGTATACGAGTGTACATCAAATCCAGTAGTGACCTCTTCAATAGCGACTCCATCTTGTGACAAATAAGCTGATACTCTAAACTCTAACTGAGCAAAGTCAGCTTCAAGTACCTTACCACCATCCCAACGTGATACGAATACTTTCTTAACAGGGAACGTACCACCTCTAGGCATGTTCTGCATATTAGGATCAGCACCACTGAACCTTCCTGTGGCAGTTCTATGTTGCAGTAAACGTACATGCAACTTACCATCAGGCTTAGTGTGTGTTATTATACCCTCAACAAAAGAGGATAGGTATGTGTCTAATGCTGACAACCTCTGTAAGTCTGTCAAGAAACTGACTGCATCATGTAGCTCATTCTTTCGTGCTATACCTTGTAGTGTTAATAGATTAGTTTTGTTAACAGTAAAGCCATTAGCACTTATCCATTTAGCAGTAGGAGCAGAGAACTTTAACCCTGCTACTAACGTGGAAGGAACAAAATGATAGCCACTGCCATTACAAGCATCACATCTGTTGGTGTTAATAAAAGGAACTCCATTCTTTCTAACCTTTCTTACTTGACCCCCACCTAGACAACCTGCACATTGTTGTGCATCAGTCTTGTACACTATGTCTGACTTTTCTTTTACTTGTTTCTTATATTCTTTAGTGTCCATGTAAGGAGAGAACGTATTAGCCCATTCAACTTTATCTCTAGGTTTCCTACTATAGATAACCCAAGACATCTGCTCAGGACTATTGAGATTAATAGGTGTGTCTCCCATTAACTTTGTTACTTGTTTAGTTAATCTCTTCTCTGTCTCAGCTTTCTCTTTCTCAAACTCATCTCTAACTTCATTGAGCTTGGCAACATCTACTGTAAAACCATTCTGATATATTCTAGCTAGAGTTACTGCTACACGATTAGTTAACAGTACAGTATTCATTAAACCTGAATACTCTTGTGTGTTTAGTTTCTTGTACAAGACATCTGACAATTCTTGTGTAGCTTTTAGATCAGCAGTCAAGTAGTCAGCTAACTCTTGCTTAGGTATCTCATCAATAGGTACTTTGTTCTTAAAGTATTCTTTCATAGTGTCTTGTTTCTTAGTCGCTAACTCATACCTGTTAGCACAGGCTTCTAATGACAATGGTTGTTTGTTACCACATTGTAATACATACTCCACTAACATAGTGTCAAACACTGCACCATCATACTTGAATCCACATTCCCATAGCCATAGTAAATCATGTACTATGTTATGCCCTATGAGTATAGTAGCTTTATCTAGTATCTCTTGCACTCCATCAAAGGTATCTCTGAATAAAGTTTCTTCATCACCATCAGTTAAACACCCAACCATTACTAGCTTATTGTCAGCTTCAAATGGA